CAGAAGCCGAAACGTTATTAGGTACGGATATTGAAATTTAACGAGGATGCCGGAGCCGAACTCCGGCTAGATCACTGAAAAACGCAAAATCTCAGGGCTTTGCAAAAGCGCACGGTGCTGAAATGAAAAAAATCCCGCCTAAGCGAGATTTTCCAAGAAATATTCTTTTAACTTTGGTGGCGCGCCAGGCAATCTTCTAACCTTTTAAAGATTGCAGGGGGTTCACAAGTGGAGCACTCTGGAACATTGTTTATAAAAATCCTTTAAAAACAAACACAAAATAACAATTTTAAATGGGAAAAATTTTCCGATTGGGAGCATTAAGGAACAGAAGAAGATTAATTTTGCTATGCTTACTGTGGTGTTTTTGAAGTGTTTATTGTGATGAAAACAAAGGTTACGCTTAAGAATTATCTGACTCTGCCGGAAGGCTTCTATACGGTTGCGCCGAACTTAGTCTATATCGTTCGGGGCAATACCCGGCGCTTCGTGTTTCGCTACATGTTAAACGGCAAGCGCTATGACAAGGCCATTGGTCCGGTGAGCAAGGTTGATCTTACTCAAGCCAAGAATACTGCCAAAGAGTTCCTAGGTAAATTGGCATCGGGCGAGTCTTTGTTGAAGACAAAGAAAGAGAAATTAGAGGAGGAGTATCTGAAAGACGATACGCCGCTCTTTAAGCGCTTCGCCGATCAAACATTGGAAAAGATCAAAGATGTGAAGTGCTGGCGCAACGAGAAGACCTACACCAATATGGTGAAGTACTTCGATACCTACGTCTATCCAGTTATCGGGAACAAAAGAATAGACGAGATCAAACGTATGGACGTCTTGGCCGTCCTTCAGCCGATATGGATAACCAAGAACGAGACAGCGCAGAAGATCCGGACTCGGTTAGAAAACATTCTTGCCTATGCTGTAAACGACGGGTACTTGGAATTTAATTGTGCTCTGTGGAAGGGAAACCTTGATCAGTACTTACCTCCTCCATCTAAGGTTAGGACGGTTCAGCACTACACCTCCATGCCCTTTGAGGAATTACAGGAAAAGATCGGCCTCTTCCTGCCAACGAATAATAGAACCCGCCAAATCATTGTATTTACAATTTTGACAGCATGCAGAGTAGGGGAGACAAGCGGGGCTAAATGGTCGGAGTTTGACTTTGAGAATAATATTTGGAGCATCCCGCCGGAGAGACGTAAGGACGGCAAACCCTATCCACACCGAGTTCCGCTGAGTCGCCAAGCTCTGGAAGTGCTGAAATCTATCGAGCGCACAAGTGAGTTTGTGTTCGCTATCAATGGCGAGGAGGGTAGCAAGTATTCACTTACTACGATGTTTAAACGCATGACCGGGACAAATGCCACGATGCATGGGTTTCGCTCGACTTTCCGAGATTGGGCGGCTGAGAATGAAATAAACGACAGTGTTGCGGAGAAGTGTTTAATGCACTCTGCCGGCAACGCTGTCGTTCAAGCTTATCAAAGAAGCGACCTGTTGGAATTACGCCGTCCCGTCATGCAGGCCTGGGCTGACGCTGTTCTTGCTCTGCAGCCGCATGGGCAGCTTAGCGAACCAGTCTGAAAATTCTTTTTCCGTCCATACCTGGCGGCCTTTCATATAGTGGCCGCCGGGGAAGAAGCCTTCACGGATCCAACGCTCAATGGTTTTAACGTGACGTCCTGTGCGAGCGGCGATATCACTTTTGCCGAGAATCTGTTTGGTCATTTTTATCCTCCACGGGGTTACTTCTTCTGACCTCTTCCAAAGCGATCAGTACTTTAATGCGGTTCTCGATACACTCTTGCAGCGCGGTCCAAAAGCTAAAGTTATATCTGACGGGAGTCTCATAATACTTTTTGACCGTCGCTCCGAGCACCCCTTTATCTTTTAGGAAGCAGGCGTACCAGTATGAAAGCTCATGTCTTTCTGAGTCCGACAAACGCAAGGAGAAGTGGCTTTCCGACTGTCTTTTCAGGTACCACAAAGCTTTTTTAAGGTCCTGTACCTCCGAGGCGCCCTCCTTGTGTCCTGCCCTAAAGCAGTATTTGATGGTGTTCCCGAGGCAAAAGGGCAGACGCTCGCAGAAGTCAATGGGTTCGAGCTTGATGGACTGCTCTTCATAATGCGCAGGATGGTTGACAAGATCAGACATGGCAAATCTCCTTCAAATCCATTTTCATAAGACGGGCCTTTTCTTCAAGCAACTTCTTGTATCTGGTCATAGCCTTGAACTGCTGCCATAGGTTTTTGTGGAGCTCCGGATCAATGGGTGCAGTCTTGCCTTGCTTGATTGCCCACAAGAAGTTACCGAGTTTGTTCTTTCTGATTGCCAGCTGCTGATACTCTGCAATCATCCGCTCCTCAACACTTCCGGAGAGCATGAAGTCGATGGTGTCCTTGAGGTCGAGCTTATCGCTCTGAGAGCACTGAAGCTCTTCATCGATTCTGTCTAGCTGGCGGTCACACTTTGCATCCATGAGTTTCTCAACTTCGGTCTTAAACTCAGGGTCGCTTTCCATCAGGTACTCGACTTGTCTGGCAAGAACCAGCACATCGGCAAGCTCCTTCATGCAGTCAACTGCCGCGGCATCTCTCTTTTCTTTGAAGCGGTTGCGGCCTGTCTTGCTTAGCAGTCGGTTGTATACGTTCCACTTGGCAGAAGCCGCACTGTATTCCGAGCACTCTTCTGCCAGCTTTAAAAGCTGAGTTCCCAGACCGTAATGGTCTGCAATCAATGTCAATTTATTTTTCATTCTTATAACCTCTGAAAAACTCTTCCACGTTGGGTGCGCCTAGCTCCTTCAGGCGCTTGATGCTTAAAGAATAGGCATACCCGTCGTAACGAGTAGGGCCCATAAGTTCCTGATAGATGATGCCTTTTAGCTTCAAAGCCTTAAGAGCTCTTCTCAGCGTCTCGTAGGCCAGACCTGAGACCTCCTGCAAACGGGTCAATGTCACTCTGCCTCGAAGGTTGACGTTGTAGAGAAAGAAGTAGAGCAGAACCCGTGCAGAATAAGAAAGGTCCTTCCTTCTTAGACACCAATCAGGCAACGTCTCTATTGGTTTTCTGCGTTTCGCGAGTGCCATTGGCTGGCCTCCTAAAGTGGCGCTGATTAAGCACGGCTCTTGCTGAAGAGGGGATCTCTTTAACGCCGTGCCCTGTACTTTTAGCGTGCTGTTCGTCCACGATCTGAACTGCTGCCAGGAACTCCCGGACCGTCCTTTGAGGTGCAAGCTCGAGCGCCTCTTTGAGCATCTCAACAATCTCCGCACATACACTCTGGAGGTCCTTAAGTTCTCCAGCTCGGGCAACGTAATGTGCCGTTACTCCGCTGCGTTTTCTTTGTACGATGTTTGCCTGAGCATGAAGGGCCTTGTAATGACGCTCGCGAAACTCAGCGACTGCCGCCTCCTGACCTTTGAACTTCCGGTCAAACATCAGCATGCCGCCCCAGTTCAACAGGTCCTGGAGCTGATGCATCTGGTCGTCCGTTGCCGTACCTCGAGGGAGAACGATCTCTGCTACAAGACCGATTTTGTTAATGATGTCTTTAATCTCGTTGATCCATTCTCTCGGGTAAACGCATCCGGAGCAATGGACGGGTCTTGCTTTGTATGGCTTACGCGGCTTTTTGTTCTTGGCCATTTTCTTGCTCCTTTGCCCGTCGTTCTTTTTTCTTGAAGGCGATCCACTCGCGGTTTCTCGCGTAATAGTCCTTTTGATAATCCTTATCGTCTGAGCTGAGACCGGAGTATCTTCTTTCGTATCCAACCATTAGTGCATGGTGGTAGGAGAGATGGATTGTGTAGTGTGCTAACCCTAACTCTTCCTCGATTTCGTACGGAGTTTTCCCGGCTGTAGCGAGTATTCGCACCTGTTGATCAATCGTCAGCATGCTCCTCTCCTAAGATTTCCTGCTTCCTGTCGAGAAGTACATCCAGTACGTCCCGCTTGGTTGCCAGTCTTTCTTTAACCGCTTCGTCGAGTGTTCCTTTGGCTATAAGGTAGTGAACGAAGGTCGGACGATCATGGCCTGCCTGAGCCTGGCGGACCGCGCCGATACGTTCAATGATCTGATCGTGTAGTTCGAGCGACCAGGTGCATGAGAAAAAGACAAGGATGTTTCCGCCGTCCTGGAGATTGAGCCCATGTCCGCAAGATGCCGGATGAGCGAGTAGGAGCGGTATCTTTCCTTCATTCCAATCACGAATAGTCTGCGGTGACGTGTCGAGCACTCGGGCGAAAGGGAAAGCTTGGCAGATACGTTCCACCTCATGTCGATAACTGTAGGCGCACAACACCGGCGCACCGTTAGCCTCTTCAATAACAGAGCCCAAAGCTTCGATTTTTGCAGTGTGGACAAGGTGGTGTCCTCCGTCTTCGGTTTCAGCGTAAACCGCACCCGACGCCATTTGCAGCAGGCGATTAGTTTTGACCGCAGCGTTTGCGGCCGTAATTTCTTCTCCGCTTGCAAGTTCAAGATAGAGCTCACGAGCGAATTTCCTGTACTGACGCATGACGTTCTTAGGCAGTTCAACCACAATGTCATTAAAAATATTCTTCGCCACATCGAAATAGTCCTCAGGGTTTACAGTTATCGCAACGTCAGAGAGAAGGGCTCTGATCTTTTGGTCTGATCCTTCAAAGGGCCTCCACTCGCACCAGCGCTGAGCGGCTCCTCCATGCGCGATCGGATAGAAGTACTTCTTTTGGAAAGCTGAGAACGACTTTCCGAGCCGCTTGCCTTTGTCGATAAACCAAAGCTGACCCCAAAGATCGAGCAGGCCATTTGGCGCGGGAGTGCCGGTAAGCTCCACGAAACCCTGGGACTTGTAGGCAACCGAGGCAAGCATCTTGGCTCGCTGAGTGCCTTGGCGGGAGCGGAAGCCTTTGAGCCGCGTGGCTTCGTCCACGACAATCAGATCAAACTTCCATTGGTCTCCGCTATAGTTGACGAGCCAAGGGATATTTTCATAATTGATCGTGTAGATGTCCGCAGGATTTTCGTATGCCTGTACTCTCTGGCGCTGATTGCCGCAGACGACTGATACCCGCAGGCCCTTGAAGTCATCCCACTTCCGCACCTCATCAGGCCACGTGCTTTGAGCAACACGCAAGGGTGCAATAATTAACGTCTTGAGCTTTGGGTGCTTAAGTCTGATTCGACGGACGGCTTCCAGGGTGGCAGACGTTTTGCCGAGCCCCATGCCTGCGTAAACGGCACAGCGTTTTCGGCTCATGATGTGCCGGATAATCTTTTCCTGATACGAGCGCGGAGTGTATTTCATAAATCCCTCGTCACATCCATACCGCCGAAAAGTCCCCAGCAGATGGCAGTGCGGATCGACTCTTCGTTGTTGCAGACAAAGACTTCAAAACCGCCTTCTTCTGAAAGAAGATCAATCATGCGCTGCTGTGGAGGTGAGAGCTTGCCGCGCTTCGGAGCTTTGAGCTCAATCAAAATATGCTTGCCGTCTCGCATGAGAAGCCAATCGGGAGCTCCGACGGTGCCTTCAAACGAGAGCTTGAACGCTGAGATACCGAGCTTCTTGCAAGCCTTCTTGAGAAAAAGTGTGTTTTGTCCTTCGGGAGTAGTCATGCCGCGTCTCCTTCGTTAAACCACAACTCAATCGCTTGTAACAGCAGCTCATAATGCTGTTTGATTTTCGGTTTACCTGCGTGAGATTTTTCGGAGGCCTCTCTAAACTCTTCAATCGTTCCTCTGAAACAGCCTCTCGTAAGCTCAACCGAGCCATCTTTTGTTCTGTATGCGGTCAGTGTTCCGAGGTCTCGCCCTACGCCGATAAAACACTGACAATCGCATTCTTGTTTAATTTCAGCATCGCCAGCGACACAGGTATCGCCAGAGACCCGAGCATCGCCACAGACCTGAGCCATGCCGCAGACTTGAGCGTTTCCATAGACCTTAGCATTGCCGCTGACCTGGGCACTGCCATAGACCCAAGCACCACCGTAGATCTGAGCGTTTCCATAGACCCTAGCATTGCCGCTGACCCACGCGTTCCCGCCGACCCAGGCGATGCCGTTGTGACAAAGGTTCTCTTCTGATTGAATGTAACCTCCTAGATCACCGGCTTTTACGCCACTGAAATCTCTCAGCGCTTTTATTCGGTAGAGTATGTGTGTGCCTATAAGAAGTGAATCGGCTTTGATAATTTCATATTTCTTAATCATTTTCTTCGCCTGTTAGTAGGTTCCTTTTCCACCGAGCCATCTGTGTCCATCAGAGGTTGTCATTTGTTGTCCTTCAAAAACTTTCCGATCGTGCGTCCGGCGGAGGAAAGAGCTTCGCGGGCAGCGACTAGGTCTTTATCAAGGGCCTCGCAGAACTCGTACTCTTCCGCGTGGAGATTAATATCAAAACGCATCCGGTCATTTACATACTCTTCTCTGCCAATGATTCTCTCTAGGTATGCCAAACCCGCTTCTAATTCCCGTAATGCTTCTTTATCCAAGTGTGCGTACATTTGCTTCTCCTTCTTCAGGTTTATACGGAGCTGGAACTGCCTTAAACGCGAGAATCTCATGTGAACCATGTATAGCCCATTTGCCATCGTCGGGAAAATATCGATCGAGTCTTGTTTCGATAATGTCTTCGGCCAATCTAACTGATATTAGGTAGGCTCCCGCCCCGGGTGGGATTACTTGCGGGTATGGGTTCCAAACGTTGGCTTGGTATTCCCGTGAAGGCGCAACCTCGTTTTTGTTAAATGCAAGGACTGCGTCCACGTTTGAAAACGGAAAGTTAGGTACTAAGACGCCGTTGCTGCTTGAAGCATTTAGCTCTAGGCCCTCAGAGTTATTGTTCCATTGCTTGCTAATTTGTTCCTGAACTTCAGACTCGCTAAAGAACTTGTATACCCATTCACCGAACTGTCGATTTTTGAAAGCAAACTTCATTTGTTGGCCTCCAAGAGTTTCAAAAATTCAGAAAAGCTCTTTTCTCGTTGACAAGTTAAGCGTCTGACGTAGATAGTTCCGGTTGTGACGTAGTATGAAAAAACTCGTCCATTGAGATAAACATTTATTTGTCCTGCTTTTTCAAAGGACTCAACGCAATAGCCCAAGGCATTCAATTGCGCAACTCGTTTGGGGAGTTGGTCTCTGATAATCTCTGTTGGGGTCATTTGTTAGCCTCCGTTTGAGGTTCAATAATTTGCCAAGCCTTTACACTATCTAAGGGGTGCGAAATGAAGTCCCCATCATCGATGTAGCCGTCTATAAACCGACCTAGGAATAAGCAGTCTTTAGCAATTAAAACCAGGAAATAAACATCCGAGCCTTCGACCAGTAGTTCAGGAGGTATCGGTCCTTTGTTCATTGGAATCTTCAAGTTCTTCTCCTTATTACCAACAGAGCAGACAGATCAGCCACATAAGAGAGGCACCTACTGCCGCACCGAATGAAAAATAGAAAACCTTGTCGTGCATGCTTTACTCCTTCCTGTATCGATAGGATTCAAACCCTGCTGCAACAAGTGGGAGTCCTTCCGCCCATGTCGGCAGCGTCGACATAAGCTCCTCCATCTGTCGATGATTTCGCGTTTCATCATCAGGTATCTCGCATATGTACTCGTCGTGTACAGAAAGAACGATCTCGTAGCCGGCCTCTTCCAGACGGGGACCGGCTTCAAGCAGCAGATCGCAGGCCACGGCCTGAGTTGCGTTTTCAACTAAACGGCCCCCGTAGGTCTTGATCGGTCTCCACTTCTTGGAATACTGCTCGATGCCGTAGTAAGTCATGTCGCACCGCTCACCTGAAAGGGCCGGCGCCGGATAAACAAGCTTTCTTCCTGAGGGCAATCGGACATAGAGATATGCTCCCTGCCTTTTCACAGATAGCTTCTTGCCGGCAGTAAAGATGCGGTTAGGTGTTCCGATTGCTTCTTGACAAGCATTGCCTAAACCTTCCCAAAGAGCAGTGATGTGACTGTTGGCTCGTCGCCAAGCATCTGCAACGGAGGAGAAGGCTACCCAGGTTTCAGGTGTCATGCCCTCGACGAGTCCTTTTTTGATTGCCCAATCGAGCTTGCCTTCGTTCTGAATCCAAAGAGAGGGATCAACCGCCTTTCTAATGGCAGCCACCATTTCTTCAACATTGATGTGGAAGTTTTCTACGAACGTTAGGAAGGCCTTTGGTCCGCCTTGGTATCCCATAGCCAGTTCAAGCACTTTTCCCATTTGTCTTTGGGCTTTCGTTACCTTTTCCGGGTCGACATTAAAAGTTCTGCCATAGGTGAGCTTGTAAAGGTCATGTCCTTTGTGGATCAGTTCACCTTTCTCATTGGTTGCCCAGTCCTGATCCCATCCATCTCGGTAGGGAAGCTTCCACTCTCCGCTCTTAGTAAGCAGCGTGTCGTACTCGACAAAAGCATTTAGCTTCCATGTCTCTCCTGCAAGCCACGCCAGCACGCGACCTTCGACGTTTGAGTAGTCGGCGATGCAGAGCCTCTTTCCTTTGGGAGCAACGATCGTGCCTCTTACGCAATTTGATAAGACCTCTCCCGGATCAGCCCAAATGTCGACAAGACAGTTGTTTTTAAGCGCCCAAATAGCAAATTCGATTTCGTCATTGGAAAGAGTAGGGCGCGCTAAATTTTGAGGCTGGAAGTGTCGCCCCGCGTATCGACCAGTTCGAGCCGCCCCGCGGAATTGCATAGTTCCTTTAAGCCGATTTCCAACTACGATAGATTCAATCTTTTTGAATTTTGCAACAGAGTTTTTAGCTGATTTCACACGGTTGCGCAGGTGCTCCTTAACCTCTTCAGGAAGCTCGGGATCATCCAGCCGCTTATTTATTTCTGCTTTGGTAAACGACTCCATTCCGAGGTTGTACTGCTTATTTAACCATTTCAGATAGGCGTCTCTTTGCGTCCCGGACGAGACCTCACCGCTAGTTAGCTCCTTAGTTTTTTCCGCAAGAAGTTTTTTGTTAAGTTCGGCCGTCTTGATGGCTCCATGGACCAAGTCCATGTCAACACATATTCCGCGGCGATTGATGACGGCATCTAAGACCTGTAAGCGTCGTTCATAATCCGTGCAGTTGACTTTTGGCAGGCGCTTATAGACCTCCCTCATGGACTCGATATCCAAGCGGCAGTAGTTAATAAATTTCGACCAATCTTCGGGATTAGTTTGTTTATTTCTGACCTTTCCTGAAGGCGTAGGTTTGCAAAAGAGATTGATCAGACGCACACCGTCTTTGTCTTTTGCTTTGTCCTGAGGCAGTCTGAAAACTTCACACATGCCCGCAAGGTTTCCGGGCAAGCCGTGCTCATAGGCGATGAGCATGGTATCGACTAAGGTTTCAAGCGGGAGCGCAGGACCTCCGTTTGTTTGATAAGAGAGGAAAACGGTATCAAAGGCTTGTCCGTTCTGCCAGACATGCAGCCGTTTTCCAAGTCCGGCTTCTTCAAGAGCTTTAAGAAGATCCGGCGGCATGGGCTCGTTATGCACGTCCCACACCTTGGCAGGCGCATCGTCCAAGGCATAGCCCCAAAGCAGAACCCGAGCGTCCGCGCTGGCTGCATAGGCGTGCGTGCCGCAAGTTCTTAGATTGACGGAACTAAAAGTTTCTAAGTCAAAGTAGGCGATAGGTAGAGAATCCATTCAAGTGTCTCCGATAAGAATTTGGAGGCAGAACGTGCATAGAAGCGCTCTTCTATTTAGAACCGGCGGAATAGGGCCACTATGTAACCCATGACCGGCCCGGGGAAGCGTCCCCGACTGCACACGCTCTTGCCTTATCAAGAGGCACTCGAATGAATGCCCCTATGATAAAGCATCTGCCTTAATTACCAGGCGTCTTCCTCGTTCTCGGGCATGTTGCCCACGGTGGATTGAGCGGACAGATCAGGGAAGTCTCCGTCCTCAACTCTTACTCCGCCTTTACCGAAGGGTTCCCCTGATTTCAGGAATTGCAAAGCACACAGGTCGCAGCCGACACCTGTGACTTCACTGTCGTAGCAGAAAAACGAGAGCTTGACGTTGGCAAAGCATCCGTCGGTGATGGCTTCGGGATCGTCTGCCGTCGTTGCTCGTCTCCAATCAAGACCAAGGGTCTGCGGAGGCAGATTCTTTCCGCCGTTGCCCTTCTTACCTCTGTACTCTTTACGTTTAGAGCTGATGGCGTAATACTTCTCTCCGGTATCCTCGTCTTCAAATTCACGGCAGCACATATTCTTCGGAGAATTCATTGAGATTTTCTTGAGCATCTGAGTGGCTTTTTGGCCCCATTTTTCTTGAGCAACCTTGCCAATCAGCTCTTTTACTCGATCAAACTGCTCTTTAGAAATACGAATCTGAGCGGTCCATTCTTTTTTCTTGGCGACTTCCTCCTCAGGTTCTGCTTCCGTTCCGTAAGGGCGAACGGGGTCATAGACATGAGGGAAAGCGATGCGTACGTCTCTTAGTACGATAACGTTGATTCTATTAGTCACGGTGACTACTCCTTAAAGTGTTGGGGACAAGACCGTTTAACGCTTTGAATGGCCTTATCTATGGCGGCAAGACGCTCTTTCGAATAGGGTCTGCCTGTTTTTGCCGCTTGCTTAAGAAGGTATTGAGCAAACGGCGGTAAAGGGTTGCGGTTATCCTTAGGCTGCTGTCGGTTGGTTTCCATCTCCGTTGTCCTTGAAATCCGCCTCTTCGAAACCCAAAGAGATTTCCGGAGCAGGATCGGAACTCGGAACCAACCTCGGATCTCCGTCTTTTCGTGTGATCAGTTCTTCAAGCTGCGGCCACTGCGTCTTCTTTCCGATGACGGTTCGCGTACTTTCTTTGTTTTCTGGGTCGATAAGTTTCTTGCAAAGCTTTGCGGCCTGAGTCGGGCTGATTACTTTGCGTACATACATGTCGTCCTGGCGAACCTTGAATTTCTTCAAAAGGGCTTCGGCCTCAGCGGGATCTTTCCAAGTTCTGTCGCCTTGACGGCCCGCTACGAGCTTCACGCCGGGGACTTTCTTGCCTTTAAAGATGCGATCCTTGATTTCTTCCTCGATATCTTTAAGCCATGTCTTAAGCTTTGGCGTTGTGTTGAATATCCGTCCCAAAGTCTCGGAGTCAGCTAAAGCAGGGGCGGGGAACTCAATCGCAAGATCAAGTTCTTGACTGAGATCTTTGGCCCTTTCCTGACAAAAATCTCTTCCTTTGCACCAACGGCAGCGCTCGACATCCGGGGCATAATCCTCATCGATAGCCGCTTGGTCATTTCTAATTTCATTTGCCCTTGCCGCGGCAAGAACTGCATCCGGTACCCATTGAAGCAGTTCACCGCGAGTGGTACTCCACTTAGAGATGTTGTCAGCCCGGGGCTGGACAATGCAAAGGTGAACTTTTTGGATATCTACGAATTCGGGACTAGATAAGATGCCGAGCGCATAAAGCATCATCTGCGGGTTCTTTTCCGCGTTAACAATCTTTCCCTGCCCGTGTTTGTAGTCAAACACATAGAGTTCTCCGCCGCTTACCACGTAGCAATCCACGGTTCCCCAAGTGTCTTTGACTCCGACGACAAACGAGAGATCGACTGAAGTTTCAATACCCGCAGTCTCGGGCTCTTCAAAATATGTATCCCGGACGGTCTCGAGATAGGTTTTAATGTGGGGTCTTAGGGATTCATCAAGAATCTCAGAGACGATTTCATCAGGCTCTTTGCCTTCTGAAAACATAATGCATAAGCACTGCTCAGCAACCGAATGAGCGTCCGTGCCTTCGTCGGCATAGATTCCAGCATCAGCCAGAGAAGGTTTCTTTTTAACTGCTTCTTGCTCTTCCCAAGGAGCGGCTACGCAATCTAGCCAGCGGAAAGCTGAAGAGGGCTGTAAAAAGGAATGTTTGCGCTCTCCGGTCTCAATAATGGGGACGATGCTAGGCATGAGCGGCCTCCAGGGATTGTAGTTTCTGAGAAGCGAACTCAATGAATTTGAGTTTTAATTCATAGCTCAGCTTTGAAGCGCTCTCCCCGTGACCAAAAGACTTAATAAAAGTTCTGACTTCTTCTTTTCCGCCCAAGGCGCTCTTAAGCCTGTTACAGATGGTGTTAATTGAGGAATTCACATCAGCAATCATTTTTTGGGTTGGGCTGTCAGTCTCAATCGGCTGTTCTTTCTCCGATACTTCCGTAGGCGCTTCTTTCGTCTGAGGTTTAGGAGACTTCTGCTTCGAGGCTTGGATAGGCGCGGAAGAAACTTCAGCCGTTTTCGCCTCGTTCAGCACGGGTGCGGCAACGGGCTGCATTCGCATTTGCGCAGAGCCCATCATCACTTGAGAAATTGCATCCGCAAGTTTAGAAATTGCGGCCGTTTTTTCTTCTTCAGTTTTAATAAAGCGTCCAAAATGCTCGTTAAAAGATTTAAGTTCAGTTTCAATGCTCATAAATAAATCTCCTTTTTAGAGAATCAACAATGGGAAGACTGCTCAATAGGAACCGGAAAAAATTCCGTCTTTACTGTTTCGTTTAGTATTTGAACAATCGGGGAATTGGGACTAAGGAACTTCAAGCGTCTGGAAAGGTTCACATGGGCGGTGAATTTAATTTTTTCTTTTCCGGCGTCTAATTGCCTGGCAGCAGTACGAAGGGCCTCACGGATTGAGCCCGCAACTATCACGCGGTAAACCAGTGCACAATTAAAGTCATCCGGCTGCGTAATCATCGGACCACCGGAAAAACCTGAATCAAAGTAGATAAACGAGATAACGGGCTCAGGCTTGTTATCGATCGTTAGACGAGCAATATATTTAGCAGGGGCCTTGATACCTTCCACAGGATCAGGCGCCTTTACCGCTCTAATTTCAATCCTTCTAAACACCATTTTTACTTGTCCTAAAAAACAAATAAGGACGCGCCCGGGGTTTTATCCGGATGCGTCCTTATTTCTGTTTGGGGATCGTCCCAAAGGTCTAAAAATTTTGTTTTATAAATCCACTTCAGAAAATGGACTTATAGAACCCGGCCCGGATTTAAGGAGGCGGCCGGGGTCCTCCGATACTGCCTAGGCGTTGAAAGCAGCTATCACTTCACGGCGCCGGGCCGTTGGTTTCAGTCTCCTGGATTCAATCGGAGCCGCGGAATTTTCAGTGTCGATTCTTAGCCAAGTGATCAGGCGCCCCGTGCTGTAAATCTCATAACGGTATTTACCGCTGGTGAATTCGTCTAACATGTCTGATCCTCCTAAACTGCCATTGGCATGAGAGCCACGGATATTTCACGGGAGCCGGTTTGTATGACCAGAGGGGCGCGGCGGCCGCCAGGGAATGCAAGCCAATCAATTTTTATCCCCCGCCCAATTCGATTTAAAGAACCGGCGCCGGCTGCTTTTAATATTGACTCGATTAAATTCAGGTATTGGGGTGCATAGAATCCGAATTCCTGATCTTTTTCACTCGGAGTAAGAAACTTTTCAAAAGATGTAAAAAACGATTCTGGAAGCTCAGGATCAGGATCAAACATATTGAACCGAGAGGCGCCCGCGATAATCTGATTATTTTTTACATCAAACTCGATAACGGTGCCTTGTTTTTCCCTCCTAACAATCTCTTTCAGATATTCAAGCGGAATGAACCTAAAGGCCTTTTTAGACGCACTGCATTTTCCATTTATGGCAACTCTGACTAGTAGGACGCGATTAGTGACATAGCAAAAGCCCCGGCTAATGTCGATATACATTCCCTCAAAGCGATGATCACCGGAGCCTGCGGCCCTATTAACGACTGCGAGTAATTTAACGGTTAACATGCTTCGGCCTCCTCTTTTAGTTCGGCTTCCCATTCGTTTAAAGCGACTTCAACTAAAGAAGTAAGTTCTTTGTTCTTACACAAGGCACACTCAACTGATCTGACGAGATGCGCTAATGCTGCCCCACTGCCTGCGAGGGTTTTAAGAAGTTCTAAGTCCTTCTGTTCGATCGGATTTCCTTCCAGGTCAGTAAGCTCGGCGGCGTCGCTATCGTCCATATCGATCAGCAGATCGCCGGATATCGGATCGTGCCAAAACAAAATAAGGCCCGCGTCTCGGCATTCTGCAATAGCATTGCCGTTCTGATCCTGATACTCAAGAGAGTAAGAAACAATGGCGCCCGGATCTTCACCGTCTACCTCGGCATCGCGTTCGATTTCATTGAAAGCTTCGGCGATAACCGTGAGGCCCTTGAATGTGCGTTTTACAGAGGTCTGAGCATAGTATCTTGTTATCATGATCCGGCCTCCTTAGATATTGAGTTCACCAGCGAAATAGAGCTCGTTGATGATTTCAAGGTCCTTAGTGTCAAGGCGGCGGGTTACGAGGCCGCCTCTAGTTCTGCCACTGGCAGTTACATAGGCGCCGGTCTCATCTAACCAGTGAACGTAAAGAGTAGGGCCGCCGGCCTCAACTAATAAGAAGGCGCCGGAATTATTACGCTCATCATCAAAATATTTTTTGATATCGAGCGGCTCAATGAAGGGGGTCACTAAATCAGAAATGAGTGCAGTAGTTTCGTCGAAAGTGAAAAGGTCTAAAGTGTCGCCCGCCTCTGCATGATCGATATCGCCAAGTGCGTAATCAATGAGCTTCTCAATTTCAGATTTAGACAAGAATCTGTACAGGTCTCTAATGAGATCAAGACGTTCGATATTCAGAAGAGCCGGTGCAAACTGATAAACAGTAAAACAGCGGGCGGTTTCCTCAAGGTCATCTAAAACATTGTAGGCAGCGCGGATATCAGACAAGAAAGAGTTGATTTCGTCGTCCGGCGTTTCACGCTTTTCGATAATGACCGCGACGGGAGCTGTCGGAAGGGTCAATCCGTCGATAATGCTCTTAAGTTCTGCAATTGCGAGGGGAGCCGGAAAATTGTTTGGTGTGAAGTTTGTTGTCATAGCGATTTAATTCCTCTTAATGGTTGCGAAAAATCTATAACGAAACTATATATAAAGGTTGCATAACTTGTCAATATGCAACCTTTAAGTATGTAATAAATTGTAAATAAAAGGTTACAAAGCAACCTTAAACCGTTGTATTTATCAGAGGAAAGAGCGAAATGGAAATAAATTCCTTTTGGCTAGAAGGAGGGAAACGGGAAAATTATTCCCGTTTAGAGGGGTTAGGGCGTCGAACGGGGAAATTTTTCCAAGTTGGAATATTTTTCCCTTGCAGTTTTGCTGTTTTTTTCTTTATTTTTAGAACATTTTCTTATTAGAGAAAAATAGTAAATATACATATATAGAAGTTTTATAAAAAAACTGTCAAATCCTGTAGAACTGCAAAAGGGAATATTTTTACCGTTTGGATAAAAACTTTAATCGGTATTTAGAAGGTTTTCGGCGCTTGTTTTCAAAAGTGGTAGAAAAAAGTGATTTCAAGTGGAAGGCGAGAACGCGCGCGGGGCTGCTTTCACCGTCGGAAAAGCACTCAACATAATATCCGTTATGTTGAATAACTCACTGAATCTACAGGAAAAATAAGTCTAAAAAACACGTCCCCCACCGGGTGGCACCCCCGGATTTTTCGCCCGATTCCGGCCTCTATCTTGACTGATTGGTGGGGGTATTTTTGAACCATTTTGACTCGAACGGGAAAAATTTTGCCGTTCACCAAAAACACGGAGCTAGATTTAGAATCGGTTAAAATTTTCTTGACAAAGAAAAAATTAAGTAGGAAACTACCTGAAACAAACCCCGATTTCGGAGAAAAGATATCGAATGAAAAACCTTGTTCCCTACAGCGAATCCCACAGGCGAATCGGGACTGATCACCCACGAGCCGTCTACACGGAATCCGATGTGGAACATGTCCTCTACCTCCGAAGCCTCGGTTGGTCCTACAGCAAGATAGCGGCCAAGATGGAAATGCCCAGGGCAACCGTTTGGTCGATAGCCTGCGGAAGGACAAGGGCTTTTAACGTACGCTATTGGAGGCCTTGTGGTGCATGATCGGACGCCGAAGCTCCGTATCCGACGAGTCATCACCGGCGCCAAGGACGCGGAAGAAGCCCAGAAAGCTTTGAACCGGATTGTGGCTGAGCGCCGCAGGAAACCGGCAAAAGAGCAGCGGGAGTGGGGAGGCCGGCTCGAAATGAAAGAGCAGGTTATGCCGCTTCACACAAGGCCTACCGGACCGATACCGGTTTCGCCCGACGGCGAATGGACGCTGTCCCGCAAGGCCTGTTTGCTCGAATTTATCGCCAATGGAGGTCTGATCTCCGACTGGTGCAAGAAGGCCAAAGTGGGTCCCGGTTCGGTAGCGAGACTCGCGAGAAAGGATCCGGACTTTGCTAAGGCGCTGGACGAGGCTAAGTCCTTACGCAACGACGTTTTGGCGGAAGAAGCGCTCGAGATTGCCACAACGCCGAAGGTGGTTGAGGAAGTCATTGAGACCACTGCAGCAGACGGCTCAGTGGTGCGCGCTGTCAAGCGTTACGACAATGTGTACGCCAGAAAGCTTGCCTTTAACGCTAGGCTAGAGCTGCTCAAGAAGTGGGCGCCGGAGAAGTACGGCGATACGCTCAAGGTCGCGATGAACGACAACCGAGCTCAGGCGATTCTGTCTGCTCGAAAGAGATTGCAAGGCGCAATGAATGATAAGGATTGAGCGTGTCAGTTTTTTCCAAAATGGCAAGGAATTAACCCTTTTTAAAGAACCAAATACGGAGCCTTTCTTCAATGGGAAACTTCTTACTATCATTGGTTATTGTTATCGCAGTAATACAAGTGTTCACGCTTTTTATTGTGATAATCGCCTTTAGGTTTCTGGCCCCGTCTCTGAGCAGTATAGAAAGAGACATCTCTCGATCTAAGGTTGCCTTTACGTCCCTAATGGTAAAAATTGAAGAAAACACGAGATCCTCGGGATCATCCTCTTTTCTAAAGGGCAACAGCCAAGAACCTTCTAGCACCCTAGAGGTGGGACATTCTTCCAATAGTGAAGGTACCATATCCGGCCGATCGTCCCATACTACGGATTGGAGAAGTTTTGTGGAGTAATGAGTTGTTAGAAACTTTGCTCCATGTATTTCAATTTGTTCAAAATAAAACGCCTCCCTCGCGGGCTCGAATTTAAGTTCAAGAGTCATATCCCCATGGTGAAATGGGGGTGTCTTGTCGTAACGCACGTCTTGGAGTGTTGCTCCTAAAGAGGGCCGTTTTCTCTTTAACTTTTTCTTTCTTTTTCGCTCATGCTTAGATTGAAAAAGGCGAAGACTGATGAATAGGCTAAACAAAGCGCATACACCAACGGCTATTTGCGCAATATCTACAAGGGACTTCATACATTCGTTATCGAAAGGCAGATGTCAACAGCCAGTTTCCACCATGTCATTCCGGCTCCTACGATCTGAGTAAATTGTTGACTAAAGTCTCCCGCTCCTGCCGATAACTACTCCCAACACGTATTCGCACTGAAGGTTCTCCTTGGGCCATTCGGGATTGGTGGAGGTGAGGAAGGAAGAGTTAAAGTCTTGCAGAAAATCCTACAGCGACCCCAGAAACGAAAGAGCACCGAACGGCGTGTTCTCCAGGCCAAGAGGGATTGGTAGCCACAAGCCATCTTTCTCCGAGATCGTCTTCGTAGTATTCGCGAATGATGACTTTCGCAGGCTCATCTTTAACTACTGCCAAGACGACGTCTCCATTCTTAGCTTCGTAGTCATCATTTTTAGTTTGCATTAGGGTGTTGAAATAAACGATATCTCCTTTTCTTATTCTTGGTGCTAAAGCGTCTGAGTCAATTACGACGGCAATAAGTTCCTTCGACCTGTTTTGCTCGAAAGGGAAAGGGGGTAAAAAATCGGTATTTATAGGAACATCGTTTTCGAACGTTGCATAGTAAGAGGCATCGGAAGGAGAGGTTAGAAGTGGGACTCGGAGACCCCGAGAGATTTTCCCTACTTTTTTGTCATAACTATTCTCTAACTCTGTTCCGCTAATTAACTCCGTAGGGGTTATGCCAAGGAATGAGGCTATTTCTGCCAAGGTTGTGCTTCTGGGGGTTGCAGCCTCGCCGCTTAAAAGGCGCGAAATGGTTGACTTTGGCAGGCCAGTCCCTTTAGAGACGGCATAGCCCGTAAATCCTCTAGAGTCGAGAATCTGTTGTAGTTTTTTAGAAAACTTCATGCTTTATCCCCTAAGAGTTTGTGGTTCCATTTTTATTTTATTAATTGATTTTATATATGCAACTTCGTTACAATGGTTCCATTATACGTTAACGGAACTATATGAAACTAAAGGGAGGTATATGCAACTAAATGCAAAAAACTGCTTAACGAGGATGATTGAGCGCGGATACACCCTAAGAGAAATTTCGGTAGATAGTGGAATAACCAAGATGAGCTTGCTAAGAATAGCTAAAGGGAAGTCCTCCGGAGAGCGAGTTGTTGCCAAATTAAGAGAGAGCATGGTTCGCTTTGAAAAGAAAAGCCAAGAGATAGAAAAGCTTTTGGGGGGCCAACATGACTAAATCCTACATTCGAGAAAAAGGCCCGTTGGTTGTCGTCAACGGCTACAAGGTTGTTGCCATCCGTCCTAACTCCAAAGCCCCGATCGGTAAAGCCTGGCAGGAGCATCCGCTCACGGAAAAGGAGTGTGCTGAGTATCCTGAAAAAGCAGCAGGCGTCGGTATCCTTTGCGGAGTTGGAGAAAATCCGATTTGCTGCCTGGATATCGATTGCTCCGACGGAGGAATTGTTAAGGAAATTCTTGATATCCTTGGGTTCGAGAAAACTGCATTAGTCCGTACCGGCCGAGCTCCGAGAAAGGCTGTGATCCTGAGAGCTGCGGCCGCAGGCTGGAAGAGCAGGGCGAGTAGGTTCTTTGAAAAGGATGGAGTGGTTATTCGTCTTGAGATTTTGGGTAAAGGCAAGCAGTTTGTGGCGTATCACATCCACGAGAAAACACAGATGCCCTATGTCTGGGACAATGCGGACGAGCAATGCGAGCCAGCCTACTTTCCAGCTGAGGACTTGGTGATTATCACTCAGGAGGAGGTTGAGGCGCTTATTGCCGCCTTCGAGAGAATTGCGATAGCGCATGGCTATAAACCTGTAGGTCAAGCCTCGGGAGGGGGCCAAAATGATGACGATCCTTTCGGAACCGAGCCTTGCGGACTGACACTCTCCCAAGCCAGAGAAATCGTTAACGGCGCCGGCATCGACAAGCCCGATTACAACACCTACATCCGAGTTGGCATGGCTCTGCACTTTGAATTCCAAGGTGATGAGGAGGCGATGCTGATCTGGAATGAATGGGCGTGTGATAAACCGGGTTATCGAGACTATGAGTCGCTTGCCTACAAGTGGAGTACCTTTAATCGCGGTGCGCACGATGATCCTGTCACCATGCGCTGGCTAATTAAGGAGTTCAATAAATATCATGACAGCTTTGAGAACGGAACGACGGAGTTCGATCTTTCAAAGCGCATGTACAAGCTTTTTGACGGCAAGCTAAAGAGGATTGAGAACTACGACGAGTGGTACCTCTTCAACGGCAAGCACTGGGACAGGATCGGGAACGATTATCTGACAGCGTTGGTTGCTCAGTCCATAGAACACATCATGTTTCGGGCGGCTAAGGACGCGCCGGAAGAATTGCAAAAAGCGGCTTGGTCGGAATATGGGAAGTTCAAAGCGAAGGCTTCCTCCCTGGTCTCTCGTGTTGTTACGAACATGAAGCGGGAATTTGCCCACTTGGTCAAGGCCAATGACTTTGATAAGGGAACTCAATACTTCGGGGTAGATAACGGGGACATAGACTTGATAACGGGAGAGTTTCTTCCGCCCGATAAACGCAGGAAGATTTCTCTAAGCTCGTCTGTAGCCTACGACCCGGAAGCGAAATGCCCGAGGTGGCGAAGGACCGTTGAGGAATGCTTAGGAAACGCCGAGCTTGCTTTCTTCTTCCAAACCTTGATGGGCTACGCTTTGTCGGGAACGACAAAAGAAGAGCTCTTTATCATCCTTCACGGCGCCGGCTGCAATGGTAAGTCCACGCTAATGCGAATCTTGGCCGGGGTATTCGGGGAATACTATCGGGCGATCAGCTCGGAAACCTTTGCTTCGATTGTCAAAGGAGCCTCTACGGTAGGCGGGGCAAGAGCAGACCTGATCGCGCTTAAAGGCGCAAGACTTGTAGTTGGGCAGGAAACCGACGAAGGGGCCCGACTGAATGAGGCCGGTATTAAGAGCATGACAGGCGGTGATCCTGTAGTGGCTCGTCAGATGTATTCATCGACTGTTGAGACTATCGATCCGACATGGACGATGATTCTCTCAACGAACCATCTTCCGGTTATCAAGGCAACTGATGACGGTATTTGGCGGCGTCTTGTTTTCCTTGAGTTCCCAAGGAACTTCGATAAAGACCCTCAAATCAAAAAAGATTTGAACCTTACGGAAGAGCTCAGGAAGGAGCTTCCCGGAATAATGAACTGGGTCTTGGAAGGCTTGGCCCGTTATCGAAAAGAAGGTCTGAATGTCCCAGATGAAGTTCGTTTCCTAAAAGAAAAACTGAGAGAAGGTTCAGATGTATTGGAGCGCTGGAGAACCGAGCGGCTGGAGCCTTGCAAGATAGAACCCGGTCAAGGTTTAAAGAGTAAGGATGCATGGAACGATTTTTTGCGCTGGGCTCGGGACAGCGAAGAGGAGGTCGGGCAGTTTACGAAAGCAACTTTCACTCGTGCCTTGAAAGAAAAAATCAAAGATGGTCGTATGTCTGGAACCCGGTGGGTGTTCCAAGGCGTCAAACTTAGAGAAGAGGAGCAGGAAGAATGGTAGAAGTTAAAGGTGTTACATCTGAAGAGGTTATTGAGTTGATGACTCAGCAGCCGTTGGCACTTAGAAAAAAGGTTACGGAAACTTTGTGGCACGGAGTTGCCGGAGACAGAGGCGCTGTTGACTGGGTAGACGGAACACCCGAGTCACGGAAGGACGCGGTAAGAAAGCTTATTAAGGAGGCTCTCGATGACGGCACCTCTCTAGAAAACGTCAAGCTCCGATGTCAAGGTATGAACTACCTGCTTCTTTGTTTGGGTGAGCTTATCAAGGACTCCAAAGAGGTGATTGAAGAGTTCGAGCAGACGAGGCAATAAGAACAAGGCATAAGCCTGTCTACATAACGAAGGAAATATCCAGCAAGATTAGGCCCATCTACACGGTGGGCTTTTTCTATGTCTGGGAATCAAGACGATATTTATCTCGAACTAGCGAAGTGCTATGACGATCCTTTGCGTTTTGTGATGTGGGCGTTTCCATGGGGAGAACTGCCTGAAACATCTGTCGTGAGGCTCAAAGAGCCGTGGGCTTCCCGCTACCCAAACTGTCAATTCGGGCCTGATGAGTGGGCTTGTCAAATGCTTGATGACATTGGCGCGTCCGTCAAGGAGAGAGGTTTCGACGGTTCGCGGGCCGTTGATCCGATCCGAATGGCTGTCTCCTCCGGCCACGGTATTGGAAAGTCAGCCTTTACGGCGTGGCTTGTGTGTTGGATCATGGCTACGCGCCCAAACTGCAAAGGCGTGGTGACAGCGAATACGGCCAATCAGCTCGAAACGAAGACATGGGCTGAGATTACGAAGTGGATGCGCCGCTCACTCGTTGCGGACATGTTCGATATGAAAGCCACTTCCATCGTTTCCAAAGAGTCTCCCGAATCTTGGCGAGTGGATGCGCTGACTTGCCGAGAAGAAAACGCAGAATCCTTTGCCGGTCTGCATGCCGCTTCTTCGACTCCGTTCTACATTTTCGACGAGGCTTCTGCTATTCCTGCCGCCATCTATGAAGTTGCCGAAGGCGGTTTAACGGACGGTGAGCCGATGATGTTTCTCTTTGGAAACCCAACGCGATCTTCCGGCCGTTTCTATGACTGTTTCCACTCTAAGGCTAAGTTTTGGGATATTCGTAAAGTTGACTCCCGCACCTGTCATATCACCAACAAAAAGCAGATTCAGCAATGGCTTGAGGAGTATGGAGAAGATTCTGACTTCTTCCGTGTTCGTGTCATGGGTGAGTTTCCTAACGCATCCAGTTCGCAGTTTATTCCGACAAAATCGGTTGAAGAAGCGATGGCTCGCCCGGGCGGAGGTCTTAAAGCAAACCTTGCCATTATCGGAGTAGACGTGGCTCGCTACGGCAACGACGAGACAGTGATCTACTACAGAATCGGACGTGACGGACGACTTCCTTTCGAGCGTTACAGAGGCTTGTCTACGGTTGAGGTCGTCTCTAAGGTCAAGGCGGCAATAGCTCGAATCCGGCGTCTTGGATTTGAGGAAGTACGTGTGCATGTGGACGAAGGCGGCGTGGGAGGAGGCCCCGTCGATGTCCTGCAAGACGACGGGTATTTTGAGGTCCATGGCGTCAACTTCGGATGGAGTGCTGATGACCCGACGGCCTATCGTTTTAAGCGCGACGAGATGTGGGGGCGCATGAAGGAGTGGATTAAAAACAAAGGTCTATTGCCCCAAGACGAGGGACTTTTGGCCGACTTGATTTCTCCTGAATACGAGATTTTGCCAAACGGCGCAATCAAGCTTGAGAGCAAGGATTCAATGAAAAAGCGCGGGCTTCACTCTCCCGATATCGCTGACGCACTGGCTTTGACCTTTGCTTATGAGCTTCCGGAGTATGGAATTGCTCCTAGAACTGAAAATGTCCAAGGCTTAGACAGGAATGCCTACGACCCCTTCGCTTAGGGTGTCTACATAATGAAAAAAATCTGCCCGACAATTGCTCTGTAAAGTTCGATGGAGATAAGCCGGTGAATGTAAGTGTTTGGGTAAACATTCTTATCTGGGAGGTAGATGTTTATCTCGGATTATTGATCGTTAAAGAAGTAATAGCGCTGTTTAAGAGATATGCCAGAGATTGAAATCCGTCCCGTAAGTGCCAAGGACTTTTTCTCGTATCCAGAGGCACGACGTTTGATAAAGGAGTATTCAAAGGAGTGCGCAAACAGAACTTTGGCTTCTTCACCTCCCAATGAGGATCAGTATCTCAAGCTTGAAGAGCTGGGACTTTTGAAAGCTGCGGGCGCATTCAACGGGGATACGATGGTTGGCTTTGTAGTTGTGGTCTTTTCTTTTGTACCGCACTTCAAAGAAGAAACGCTTGCTTCTACAGAGAGTTTGTTCCTGAGCAAATCCTTCAGAACCGGAAATAATGGCCTCAAGCTCTTGCAGTGGGCGAGAAACACCGCGGTTCTTTTTGGCTCAGCAGGTCTTTTCGTCTCGGCGCCGGCCGGATCAAGACTCGAAAAATTGCTCAGTCACAAAGCAGAGAAAACCAATTCCGTTTTCTTTTTGGAGGGCTTATGCAGCTAATGGCCTGCTCTCCTCAAGAGCTATTGTCGATTCGTGGGATCGAAGAGAGTGTCAAAGAGGCTCCTCAGCTAAAAATTGAAATCAAAGAGGTACTTCACGCAGGTGTCTATACGCGTATAGCGATCGTTCCCGAAAACGTCTTACTTGTCGGTGCACTTATGAAAGTCCCTACGATCTTAGTTGTTGTAGGGCGGTGTGCAATGACAGTAAACGGCGGGACGTCTGTGGTGGACGGGATTGCATGCTTTACGTCCCCTCCGGGAAGAAAAACTGTGTTTAGGACTTTCGTTCCCACGAAACTAATTATGTCGTTTGCTACCAAAGCGGAGACGCTTGGGCAGGCGCGTCAAGAATTTACGGATGATGTGTTACAGGGAGAAGAGTTATGTCAGGAGTAACAACCGCTACGGTTATCGGAGCTTCCATTGCATCTGCGGCTATCGGAGCCGGTGCTTCAATGTATTCAGCCCACAAATCTAGCAACGCACAGAAGTCAGCTGCCAATCAGCAGGCAGAAGCAAGCCGCAAAGCTTTGAATCAGCAGAAGTCTGAGTTTGCCAGACAAAACCAGAATCAGGCCGATGTCGGAGCTCTGCTTGAGAAAAATATGGGGAATGAGACCGGCTCTACGCTTCTTACAAGTCCTTTGGGCGTTGACCCGAATCAGCTCAAGCTTGGAAAGGGTACGAGCCTTTTAGGAGGATAACCTGATGGAAAGCCTGAAGACGCAAGTCCGGCGCCGCTGGGAAGACCTTAAGACGGAACGTTCGAGCTGGATGCCGCACTGGAGAGAGATTAGTGAGGTGCTCCTTCCTCGTTCGGGACGGTTCTTGCCCTCCGGAAACAACAAGGGCAATCGGAATGCCTACCGAGCGATACTGGACAACACCGGTACTAGAGCTTTGAGAACTCTTTCCGGCGGGATGATGAGCGGCATGACAAGTCCTGCGCGCCCATGGTTCAGGCTGACTACCTTAAACCCGGAGCTCGATGAGAGCTACGAGGTTAAAGCATGGATGAGTAAGGTCACGAGTCTCATGCAGATGGTGTTCTATAAATCGAATGTTTATAGGGCGCTTCAGATGGCCTATGAGGAGCTCGGAGCCTTTGGGACGAGTGCAACCATTATCCTTGATGATTACGAGCGTGTAATCCACTGTATGCCGCTGACAATCGGTGAATTTGCGATTGCAACCGATTCCCGAGGGCAAGTGGACACTCTTTACCGAGAATTCCGGATGACGGTCTCAATGCTGGTCGGGGAGTTCGGACTGGAAAACGTGAGTGACTCGGTACGCAAGCAGTATGAGGAAGGTAAGCGTGACGCTTGGGTTCATGTGGTTAATGCGATTGAACCTCGTCTGAATTACGATCCGAGGAAGCATGACAATAAGAACATGCCGTGGAGAAGCGTGTATTTTGAGGTCGAGTCCTCAGAAGACAAGGTCTTGAGAGAAACAGGCTTTAGAAACTTCCCCGCACTTTGCGCCCGGTGGTCAGTGACCGGCGGAGACATCTACGGAAACTCTCCCGGCATGGAAGCTTTGGGGGATTTAAAGCAGCTCCAGCAGGAGCAAAAGAGAAAGTCTCAGGCGATTGATTATCAGACCAATCCTCCGGTGATTATGCCTGCAGAATTAAAGAATGCCGGCGCCAATATCCTTCCGGGCGGCGTCACGTACTACAGTAATGCGGCTCAGGCGCAGAATATCCGATCTGCTTTTGAAGTACCTCTGCGTTTGGATTTTCTTTTGCAGGATATCCAAGATACCCGGGAACGCATCAACGAGACTTTCTATCGTGACATCTTCATGATGATGGCAAACTCGACGGATAAGACGATGACGGCTACTGAAGTTGCCGAGCGCCACGAAGAGAAGATGATCCTTATGGGACCTGTGCTTGAGCGCTTGAATTCCGAGGCACTGGATCCGCTGATCGCTCTGACTTTTGAGCGTATGGTGGAAACCAATATGCTTCCTCCGATTCCGGAAGAGCTGCAGGGAGCTCCTGTAAATGTCGAATTCATATCCATTCTCGCGCAGGCTCAGAAAGCGATTACAACGAACTCCATTGACCGCTTTACACAGAATTTAGGTGTCTTAGCCGGAATGAAGCCGGATATGCTGGATAAGTTCAATAGTGACTTTTGGGTTGACTATTATTCCGATGCTTTAGGAATTGATCCTCGGTTTATCGTTTCGGGAGATCAAGTGACATTGATCCGTCAGCAAAGAGCTCAGCAAGAGAAAGCAGCTCAGCAGATGGCGATGATGCAGCAAGGAGCCAATGTTGCGAAAAACTTAGGGATCAGTGCAGACAGTCTTCAGAGTCAGTCACCCGATCAAATAATGGGTGCTTTTACAGGTTATTAAAAAGGTCTTTCGTTCTCGCAAGCCCCGCCAGCCGGGGCTTTGTGCTGTCTACATAACGAGAAAAATCTATCTGATAATGGTCAGAAATAAAAATGCCGCTGGGGTCTAGTCAGCGGCGGTGTCGAGAAACACTTTAGGAACTTCTCAATATAAAAGTAATTGTATCAAAGCACGCGAGAAGATTGATGCTGAGTATGTGTGAAAAATTTCCTCTCTGGTTCTTTGCCGCCCGTTGGTTGATTCTGCTGGGTATTGCCTCAGTTCCGTTTGCTTTTGCTTGGAGCTTGATTAAGTGACAGAGGGGCAAGACTACGACCCGTTGCAGAACCTTTACGACGAGGAGCAGGCAAGGCTTGAAGGAGAGCGATACGCGCAGATCGAGCAAGAGACCTATGACAGAGACATTGAGAGTCTCTTGAGTACGGAGTCCGGAAGGCGTTTTGCCTGGAGGCTCTTGGAAAGATCCGGAGTTTTCCTCTCAACATTTAATCCCAAAGTGCCCGAGCCCGGCATGAGCATGGCTTTTGAGGAAGGCAAGAAGCAGACAGGCTATTGGCTCTTAGGTGAAATTCAGCGGCTTTGTCCGCAACAGTACTTTGTAATGACACAGGAACAGAAAGAATGGCAGATGAACAAAATCAGACTGGCTCGACTGGCTTAGCCACCCAAGGCGCTTCTACAGAAGGTCAGCAGACTCAAGGTGAAGGTCAGCAGCAGGATTCCACTCAGTCGAATCCTCCGAAAACCGACGGGATGCCGAATGCTTTGGGCGAAGTGAATACTGAAAATCCGCAAACTACGGAGGAACCCAAGCAGCAGAGTACCGCTCCTGAAAAGTACGAACCTTTCAACTTTGGTGAGAATCCGGCTATCGATCCGACGCACATAGAGCAGTTCTCAAATGCTGCTCGTGAGGCCGGTCTCTCCCAAGAACAGGCTCAGAAAGTTTTGGATTCCTTGGCCCCGTCGGTGGCAAACAAGCTCAGAGCTGACTTGGTTCGTCAAGCCGGAGATTGGCTCAAGGCCTCGCAAGCCGATCCTGAATATGGCGGTGCTTCTTTTGAAGCGAACAAAGGTATTGCGGTCAGTGCATATCAAAAACTCGCAACTCCTGAGCTCAGAGAGATTCTGAACAATTCAGGACTTTGCAATCACCCTGAAGTCATTCGTCTGTTCTACCGCATCGGCAAGATGACTTCACAGGACTCCGGTGTCAAAGGTGCTCCAACTCCCCGAGACAACGGATTTGCGGACATGTATCCGAATTCTCCGATGCGTTGGTAATTAACTTAAACAGGAGTGATAAATGGGCGTATTAAATACCTCTAATCCGACACTGGCAGATGTCGTTTCCCGTTTGGACGGGAACAAGAAGATTGATGCGGAAATCATTGAAATGATGACCGAGACCAACGAGATGCTACCTGATATGACTTCGATTGAAGCCAACGGTGTGACCGAGCATCTCACGACAGTTAGAACGGGTTTGCCTGAAGTGACGTGGCGCTTACTGAACTACGGTGTTCAGCCTTCCAAGTCCACAACGGCGCAGATCAAAGACTCGATCGGCATGCTTTCTGCCTTGTCCGAAATTGACAAGAAGCTTGCCCAGATCAACGGATGGTCCGGCCTGTGGCGTCTGACAGAAGACTCCGCCTTCATTGAAGCAATGTCTCAAAAAGTTCAAAGAGCCGTTCTCTACGGTAACGACAAGACGGGTGTCGAACAGATTCTTGGTTTGAGTCCCCGCTACTGCACAGGTGACCCGAAGAAGGCTGAAAACGCCAAGAACGTCATTGACGCAGGCGGCACAGGCAACAAATTAACATCCATTTGGCTGCTTTGTTGGTCTCCGCGTACCTTGTTTACAACTTACCCGAAGGGATCCCGAGCCGGTCTTTCTCATCAGGACCTGGGAGAGTATCTGACAACGGACGCAGACGGCGGAAAGTATCTCTGCTTGGGTACTAAGTACGACTGGGATATCGGCCTTGTTCTTCGAGATTGGCGCTTCGTTGTTCGTATCGCCAACATCGATCAGGAAAAACTTACGGACGATCCGCAAAACGACGGCGGTACAGATCTGATTCGCTTGTTGATGACCGCAAAGAACAAGCTTCCGAATCAGAATACCGGACGTATTGCCTTCTACTGTAACAGAGAAGTTCGAAACGCTCTGGAAGCCCAGTGCATGAACCGTAGAAACGTTCAGCTTTCTTTGGATCAGGTATCTCAGGCTCATCCGGTTTTGAAGTACGCAGGTATTCCCATCCGCATTGTGGATGCGTTAGCGCCGATAGAAAAACGGGTTCCGTTCCCTGCTAAGACAACCGGAACCGGCGGTGGCCAAGGCGATCAAGAGGGTCAAGGCGGCGGAGACTAAGTGAAAGAACAGGAGATTAGAAATGATTAAAGACGCATTGTTAATGCTCACACCGGATGCAGGGCAGGACCTTACAGCGGCCGCTGCTTCCGCAAACACCATCGATCTTTGTCAAGTCGATCCGACCCCGGGCATGAATCGAATTCTTTCAGTAGTGTTCCAGGTTATGGAAGATGTGACCGGCACAATTTCTTTCGGAATTGCTCACTGCGATACTGCCGCCGGAACATTCAAAGAAGCCGTGACATCCGAGACGCTGACTGCGCCCGAGGCCGGTACGCAAATTGCTCTGCCTATTCCTGAGAAAACACTTCAGTTTATTCAGGCAAAGTTCGGCGGCAGCCCAACAAAAGGCAAAGTCAGAGCCTTCGTCTCCATGAGTCACGATAATTGGTACGCGGCTAAAGAGGCGCCGTCTAAACAAATCGAGTAAGTAACTTTTGAGTCATTCTCCTTGAGGTTGAAGTTTTGGGCGCTCCTAGCAAGCGCCCTTTTTTAAAGGTACGGCTATGGCAAGTAAAGTCAGTATTTGTAATCTTGCACTTACTCGAGTGGGAGAAGCGGGATCGATCACGAATATCGATCCGCCTGAGGGCAGTGTGCACGCGAAGGTTTGCGCGACACTTTATCCGGTCTCCGTTGGAATTCTCCTGGAGGCACACGACTGGAGATTTGCCACCAGGAGAGCCGCGCTGGCGGAAATCCAAACAAAAGAGCTGCACGGCTGGAGAGGCCTTTTTGCTTTACCTAGCGATTGCCAAAGGGTCATTTCAGTGCGCCCAAGCACGGTTCAAAGGGCGCCGTGGCCTCAGAATCCACCCTTTGCCGTGGAGCGCTTTGACGGCTCCCCAGCCCTGTTTACGGACTGTCCGACCCCGGTGATTCAGTACATTATGGCTGAGCCCGGAGTCGGTTCTTTCCCGCCGCTGTTTGTTGACGCTTTAGCGTGGCACCTTGCTCAGGCTCTGGCTGGTTCTCTGATCAAAGGAAAAGAGGGACTGCAAATCACCGCCGCCCTTACAGCGAAATATAGAGAAGCCTTGGGGGAAGCGATGAAAAAGGACGCGGGTCAGCACTTTGAGCCTATCTGTCATGTCGCTCCGTGGATTGTCGTGAGGTAGGTATGACGATAAGAACACTTCAGTCGTCCTTTACGGGCGAAGTCTCTCCTTCCATGTACGGCCGCATTGACAACGATAAGTACAGATCGGGTCTAGCCGTTTGTAGGAACTTTATCTGTTTACCTCAGGGACCGGTACAAAATCGCAGTGGGTTTGCGTTTGTGAGACAAGCCAAACACGCAGACAGACCTTCACGCCTAATAGCCTTTGAGTTTTCTTCGACGGACACGATGATTCTTGAATTCGGTCATCAGTACATTCGTTTTCATTCTCGAGGCGGAACCCTTTTGAATGCCAACGGGACACCTTACGAGATTGCCACACCTTACAGCTCAGACGATATTTTCGTGATTCACTATGCGCAGTCGGCTGACGTGATGACGCTTGTGCATCCGCACTATCCGGTAAAAGAATTGCGCCGATACGGAGCTTACGACTGGCGGTTAATAGACGTGACGTTTAACTCTCCTTTGAGCCCTCCGGGGAATGTCTCTGTTGAATACGTTCCCAACGGAAACGAATCCGACAGCCGCTTTACTTATAAGTACAAGGTGACAGCCGTCCAAGATTCAGACGAAGGGCAGAGAGAAAGCGCTCCTAGTGCGGCCGCCTCTGTTAGCTGCAACCTTTGGTGGGATAACGCACTAAATCGGATTACATGGTCTCCGGTCTCGGGAGCCGCCCGCTACAGGGTCTACAAATCCACGGCCGGGGTTTTTGGTTATATCGGAGAAACGGAAGGAACGAGTTTTGAAGATAACCGAGTAGATGCTGACGACGGCATCACTCCGCCTCGGTACGACGCTATGTTCACGCCGGGCGACTATCCAAGCGCAGTGGCTTACTTCGAGCAGAGGCGGTGCTTCGCCGGGACGGTCAAGCGCCCTCAGTTTGTATGGATGACGCGCTCCGGTACGGAAACCGATATGGCCTACCACATCCCCGTAGTAGATGACGACCGCATCAAGTTCAAGATTGCGGCTCAGAAGGTTTCAAGGCTGAAGCATCTAGCTCCCTTATCTCAGCTTTTAGCATTGTCCGAAAGCGCAATTTTCAGACTGTCTCCAGCCAACTCGGATGTAATAACACCTGAGTCCGTCTCTGCGAAGCCTCAGGTTTACCAAGGCGCCTCCGAGGTTCAGCCGCTTTTAATCAGATCAAATCTTATCTACGCCTCCGAACGAGGCGGTCATGTCATTGAAATGGGCTACAACTGGCAGCAGGGAGGCTTTGCTGTCAACGATCTCTGCGTTTTTGCCCCGCATCTTTTTGAGCGTGCGAGGGTAAAAGACATGGCGCTTGCGCTGAGTCCCCATCCGATCATTTGGTGCGCGATGACGGACGGCTCTCTGCTCGGGCTTACATATATGCCTGAGCAAGCTGTGAGCGCCTGGCACCGGCACGACACTATAAACGGGGCCTTTGAGTCTGTGGCGGTTGTTCCTGAAGGGGATGAGGATATTTTGTACGCGGTCGTGCGCAGAACGATTAACGGGGCAACCGTGCGTTTTATCGAACGCATGCACGAGCGTCTTTACAACGGTCTTGAAAACTGTTTCCACGTGGATGCGGGGGCGACTTATGAAGGACAGGAAACTCAAACAATTTCAGGCCTTGGTTATCTCGAGGGCTGTGAAGTAGCGATCCTTGCAGATGGTGCAGTACTGCCGCGGGAAGTGGTTAGGAACGGGAAGATTACGCTTGAAGTTCCTGCGAAAAAAGTTCAAGTCGGCCTTCCTATTACCTCCGAAATTCAGACGCTTCCGCTTATCGTCAATCTCCAAGACGGCTCATTTGGACGAGGGCATCAGAAGAACATCAATCGAGTGTGGATGCAGGTGTATCAGTCCAGCGGGGTTTTCGTAGGACCGAATTTTGAAGACCTTACAGAGGCTAAGCAGAGGCTGGACGAGCTTTACGGAGAGCCGCCCGAGCCACTGAGTACCGAGATTGATGTGCCGCTGCCGGGTTCCTGGAACGCCTCAGGACAACTCGTTCTACGGCAAAAAGACCCTCTGCCTCTCACGCTTGTTGGCATTACCTGCGATCTAGCACAGTAAAGGAATAAACATGGCTTCTTTAACGAATATGACACCGGCGCTACGAGAGCACATGGCTTCCGTAGGATGCGCTCCCGTTGGTCCGGACGGGCTCGGAGTTCTTAACCCGATTCCTGAAAGCACATCCGCGGTGGGGAGTGGACTGAACGGAATCATGCTCGGAGCATCCATAGGTCAGGCGATTGGAGGAATTTACTCTGCGTTTGTTGGCGCTAAGACCACCGCTTATGTACAGAAAAAGCAGGCTCAGATCGCACGGGACAATGCCGAGATTATGCGCATGGGCGCTGAGACAGCTTATCGACAAGGTGAGCAGAAGGTCGCTCAGATTACGCGCAGAGCAGGGCAACTCAAGGGAGCCCAGAGGGCGCGCTATGCCGCCAATGGGGTTGCTCTTGGCCTAGGCAACGTGGCTGAAGTTGCCGCCAATACAGACCTTGATAAAGAAATGGATGTCTGGACGGCCAAGTTCAATGCAATGCAGGCGGCCTGGGGCTACAACCGTAAGTCTTTGGAATACGGTGCTCAGAGCGGAGCGCTAAAGACGATGAGCAGTACCAACAGTTCTTTGGCCCCGGTTGCGGCCATAGGAGCGGGTCTTAGCGGAGCAACTCAAGTCGCGAGCAACTGGTACATGTTTAACGGCAAATTCGGACTAGGCCTTGGGAGATAAGAATGGCAAAAGTTCCTACATACGGCGGCCCTCAGCTTTTGATGAACAATCAGCCCGTAACGATGGGCTTTACGGATTACGGCAACCAACTCATCAAGCCTAAGGTTGATCTCAATCCGGCTTTGCGTCTTGCGGCAAAGTTTAAGGCTGAGCAGGACAACGTCCGCGTGGACGACGCGCTGACTGACTTAAAGCGCTACATGATCCAAAAAGAATTTGGCGAAGATGGCAAGAACGACGGCTGGAGAAGCTTACGCGAGAGGGCCGCTTTAGAAAGGGATGAGAGCGGATTAGGCCTGGCAGATCGGGTCGATAAAGACGCTCGACGCTATGGGGGAGAGATCGCTAAGTCTTTAACCCCTGAACAACAACAGCTCTTTAACCGAAAGGCTCTTTATCTCTATAACGGAAATTATGACCAGGTGATGGGGCATGCATTTCAGCAGCAACAGGAGTATCAGAAAAGCTCTATCAACAACAGAATTGCATTGGCGCAAAGAGCTGCGGGCTTGTATGCGGATAACCCGGGAATGCTTGGGGCGCAGATTGAAGATATCTCGCTTGCGACAAAGGAGGCCGGAAGAATCGGCGGCTGGAGTGAGCAGGAGATTTTGGTAAAAACGAACGAAGAGACTTCCAAGGCCGTAGGGAACGCTTTGGATACACTTCTTTTCCAAGCTCAAAAGAATCCAGCCGTGGCTGAGCAAGCTTCAGGCCTTCTTCGTACTTATGCCCCTTACATGACCCCGGAGACGGTAAGACGGTACGGAGAGCTTATTCGCTCCGCCTCCCAGGGCTACCAAATCGACCAAGTCGTAAAGCGGGATCGAGAAAGAAATAAGAACACACCGGAGACACTTATGGCCTCTGCTTTGGCCGGTCCGCTGACGGAAGAAAGAATCCAAGGACTCGGGGTTAAATTCGGAACAGGCTTCATATCCGGGCAGGAGTCAGGAAACCGTCAGTTCAAACAGGTTCCTCGCAGAGACGAGAACGGAAAGATAGAAAAGGATGACAAAGGCAACATCATTTATGACGACGAAGTGTTGATCGGCAGATACTCGGACGGCAAGACACCCAAGAGCGCGAGAGACTTTTGCTATGGAAAGTTCCAAGTGAGCGGAGATGCGGCCTATGAAGCCTCTCAAGCTTTGGGTGACAAGCTTACGCGAGCTCAGGTTCAGGAAAAGATCAAATACGATCCGGCCTTCAATGAACGCATTGGAATCAAAATCATCACCGATCACATCAAGTTCTACGAAGGGGATCTGCTCAAAGCGGCGGGTGCTTATAACGCCGGCCGTGGGAATGTGAACTTAGCAGTGCTGATGGACAAGGAAAACGGGGGAAACGGCTCGGGCTGGCGGAAGTACTTCGGAACTGAAGAGCATCGTGCCAGAGCAAAGAAACTCGGATACAGAGCGCTAGCCGGGAAGGACGCAGTGGGCTACGTAAACAAGGCCGCCTCCTGGGTGCAAAAAGAGTTTGGCGGAGTAGCGCATGGAAGCGACGGTAAAGAAATTGCTCCGGGTGACCCGAGATACTTCCAAGCTCTACGCAAGACTCGGACTCGTAAAGAGCTGGAGGAAGCAGCCTTGGCGGACGGCTCGCCTGTCTCTGTCGAAGCGCGAGACAATCCCGAAACACGAGAGAAGATCGTAAACGCTATGGTGGTCGCCCAGCAAAGGGATAACGAAGACTATGTCCAAGAGCAAACAAATCTCCTAAACAGTGGGATAAATGTTTTGTCCGAGACACGGGGAAATCTACAAGACCCGCGCATGCTCCAGCTTCTGCCGCAGATGAACCCTCGTGCTCAAGCCGAACTACGCGGTTGGGCGCATAAGATTCAGATCGGAGACACGAGCGGAGATAAGGAACTGTTTCTCCACTACGACGTCCGCCCAACTGAACTATATAACCTCACTCGGGAACAGCTTGACGGTATGAGGATCCGGCTCTCAGCTGAGCAATGGGATGCACTGGATACAAAGTGGCTGAAAATGCATGAGAAAGAAGGAGCTTCGCGGGATAAGGCTTCGCAAGCTCGAATGGTGGCGGCAAATGGGCAGAGCCTGCCAGAATATCAAACTGCCAAGCTGGAGAACATCAAATCGTATCTGAGGACTATCAGTGGGAAGTTTAAGGATCTAGGTGAAGAGCAGGCAGGCGCATTACTGTCGGAACTTCAAAAGGCCATTAACGTCGAGCAGACCAAACGCCAACGAGAGCTTACAGAGGAAGAAAGAAACGAGTTTATTAAAAGTCTTATGGCCTGCCGCTTTGACATAAACGGCTTTATCTTTGATAGCCAGAAAGGTCTGATGGAGCTTAAAGCCAGTGACTCACCGAACCACGGAAACTTGGACGCTTTCTACCAACTCAAGCAGTATGCGAACCAGAGAATTAAGGCGGCCGGATTTAATCGGGACGCGACAGACGGAGAGGTGCAGGAAGCGCTGTACCACATCATGATTAGCCGAAACCCCGATTGGTTTACATCCATGAATGGAAAAGTTCCTGAAGTCTATGCCGAAGCAATTCGGCAAAGCAATCCCGGCAAACGCTTTTCTAACGCCCAGCTTTTTAAAGAATATCTGACGCTTCGGATGAAAGGGATATCGCTCGAAAGCACAACACCGAATTACGCAATTCAAGGAGATTACTAATGCCGTCTAACTCTTTAAAGGACTATTACGCAGAAAAGAACCGCACGGAAGCCTTGGAGGGTCTGGCCTCGGCAATGGCTTCCAAAGAGAGCCCCGAAGAGACGGCGGCACGCCTAAGGAAAGCACGTGACTTTGATGTTGAGCCGCAAGTGGCTGACGGTCTTACGCCTGCCGAGGTAGATAACTTTTACGCTCAGGACGCTTTGAAAGAGGCGACACCCGTGTATCTCAGAAAAGCCGGAGAGGTGGATTTTGCTAATTTGACGAAGGATGATCTGCCTACCACATTCTCGCTTGAGAGTTTGTGGTGGAAGATTATGGGCGCACCTGCAAAGGCTGACGGGGCCTTGTCCACAACAAGAAATTCAACCGCTCGAGGCGGATATGGGCTTGCGAATGCAATGCCGATTTTTGGCAACGCAGCTAAGGCAGAAAGAATCCGCTCCCAGCTTCTTGAGCTGGAGAATACTGAGAAGCAGTTGGCGCAAGGAGTGAGTGCGGAAGAGCTGTTCGGCTCAGAAGACGATCCGACGGGAGAGGCGCACCGAGTGGCTTTTGAGCATGGCCTTCCGGCGCTTCGCACGAAACTTCAGGAGGAACTTTCTCAAGCGCTAAAGGACACCGCTTGGAACAACTCAATGAGCGGATTGTATCCGCATAACGAGGCTTCTCAAAAACTCTCTGAAGCAAAGACAGCCGGAGAGGCCATTGAACTTATCCTTTCAAACCCATCCATCATTGCAGATATCGGCCCCGAATCTCTGGTGCAATACGCTCCAATGCTTCCAATACTCGCTGCGTCCTCTTTCGCCGGACCCGCGGCGCCGGCTCTGATGGGCGGTCTTTCCGGCGCCTACTCCTACGGTCTTGACAAGGCTTCCGGCATGATGAGCGGAATGGCTGAGAACGCTGTCAACGTACAAAACGGAGCTTCGATATTTAAGTTTATGACCGATCCTAAGCTTCGCGGAATTTATGAAAACGTAGAAGGGGAGGCCGAGCGTCATGCAGCCGGAGTCGCTCTTTTCGATGGGCTAAGCGCAGGACTGGCTGGAAAGCTCGCATTGCCGGCTTTTATCAAAAGCAGAATCTCCTCGCCTTTTGCAAAAGAGATGGCGAACATGGCGGTGCAGACTCCGATTCAAGGAGCTTTAGGGTCAGCAGGTGAGGCAAGCGGTCAGCTCCTAGCCAAGGGAGAGATTACCAATTGGGGAGACGTGGTCGCTGAATTTGCCGGAGAAGGTTTTACGGCTCCGATTGAAGTCTTGTCTGCCGGAGCTAAACGCCTTAAGGGGGCTTCTATAGAACAGGCTAGGGCCGAGGCAACGGCAGAGGCCTTTAAGAAACTTGGAGAGTACTCTCAAGCCTCTAAGCTCATCGCACGGGATCCTCAAACGGCGGCCGAATATATCGAGGCCGTGGCAGAGGATGCGGGGCCTGATAAACGAAATGTGCTGTTGGACGGGCAATCCTTGCACCAGGAAGGACTAGACACAAAGCTGATTCAGCTGCTTCCCGAACGAGCGGAAGAGATTACTAAGGCCGTTCAGGAAGGCTCGGAGATTGCGATCCCTGTAGGGGAGTTCACAACCAAAGTTGCAACCTCTGAACTGAATCAGCCCTTAGCTGAACTTGTCCGAGTGAAGGGTCAGATGTCTTTGCACCAAGCTCGAGAGGTGCAGGAAGAGATCATGGATATGGCAAGGCAAGAGGCCGAAACTGCACTGAAGAAAGATGACTCAGAATTTAGAGAATCTTCTAAACGTGTCGGCCAAGACATTGCCTCTCTTATGGAGAACTCAGGCGCCACGAAAGCAGAACAAGGAGCGATTACTACTGTGTTAAGTACGCTCGTCAACAACCTTGCTCGAGATTTAGGAGTTCTCCCGGAGGTGGTTTGGGCGGAGCACGGCTTAAAGAGAGTCCTCGATGGGAACGCTCAGGTTCAAGGTGATTCATTGCATATGCCTTCTCCGATCTACGATAAAACCTTTGGGGAGTTCTTGGAGGATTCCGTTAAGGCAAGGTTCGTCAAAAAGATCAACGTGGCTCAAGGGGTTGGAGAATTCATTGAAAAGAACTTCAAAGTTCCTGTAGCAAGCACGGAAATCCAAATGGATAAAGATAGAGGGAACCATGCTAAAAAGCACCAGCTTTCAACTCAGGAATGGGTAGAAGTAATGAATCTGCCAGCGGAGGCTAACTTTATAGGAAGTGGTAGATGGGGGGACAGAGTTTGGATGAGTAAAAAACTACCAAACGGAAAGTGGCTGTCTGCGGTTTTCCTTGTAACTTACAATGCGAATCGAAAAGGAGAAAAACTAAGATTGGGCTTGGCGACCGCCTTCACAGGAACAGAAGGTCAGTACAGAGCTTGGCTGAAGAAAAATAGATTTTTGGCCGAGAAAAATAATAAGGACGGAGAGTACGCCGCTGTGAGGAACCTCCCTCTCACTAGTTTAACGAGCTCGTCCACAGGGACGGTACACGGCTATGATAATCACCTAGAAAAGGCAATCGACTCTTCGTCCTATGCCGATATGATACCACGAAAGATAAGCACCGATCCCGCCACCCTTGTGGCCCCTGACGGGAATGACAGGACGGAGGTTCTGCCGTCCAACGGTGCTAAAGTAAGCTTATCACAGGACAATATGGGAGACTACTTCCCGGACTCTAAGACGATCGTTCGATGGTTCAGCGCAGATCAGTCCACACTCCTGCACGAAAGCGGCCACTTCTACCTCGACATGCTGATCGATATCAGTAAAAAGCTTCAGACAAAAGGTGAGCTTTCCGCCGGTGAAAAACGAGTTTTAGACCGAACTCTTGCAACACTCAAATGGCTGGGAGCGGATTCACTTTCTTCATGGGAAAAACTTTCTTTTGAAGAGCGTCGCCCGATGCATGAGAAGTTCGCTCGACACTACGAGGCTTACCTGTTTGAAGGCAACGCTCCCACCAAGGGCTTGCGTGCAGTCTTTCGTAGATTCTCCCAGTGGCTGCGTTCGATCTACACCGTGGTTTCAAATATTCCCGGCGTAGAGATGAGCGATGATGTTCGAGCACTTTTTGATCAGTTGTTTATTTCTACGGAGCAAGTGCAAGAGGCTCGCTACCGCAGAGGCATGTTCAAAATGTTTGAGAGCTTCGCTGAGTCAGGTTTCACAGAGGAAGCGTGGCTGAATTATGTGGAGCAGTATCGGGAGACAGACGCCGAGGCGATTGAATATATGCGTGCCCGCGGCATGCGTGATATGGCTTTCATTTCAAATCTCCGAGGAAAAACGCTAGACACGCTTCGCAAAAAGTCCGAAGGCGAGCGTAAACGGATCGAGTCTGAGGTTCGTTCAGATCTTTCTAAAACTCCGATTTACGAGGTATGGGACTTTTTAAAGAATGGGAAAGATAAAGACGGAGTTCATATTTCTGCCAAGCTCACGCCAAGCGAGCTAAAAGCGGTTGGGGTGGATGATGCAGGTATCAAGCGCCTTTTAGAAGAGGGTCTTGTCGGAGGAGACGGAGATCCGCAATTCGGAGAGCAGACGGCGCAGGCTTATGGCTACCAATGCTTGGCTGAGCTGGCTCAAGCTCTAGTAACCGCACCTAATCTTGAGCAGGCCGTACAAGCGGCAACACAGGAAAGAATGTATGCAGAGCATGGCGAACTCGCCACCGAAGAGGAAATCCAAAGAACTGCCGACGAAGCAATCTTCAATCCGAGCTTAAAGCGGCTTCTTGCCACGGAGATTTCCGCCATGGAAAAAGCCGCACCTGGAAGACTCGATATCGATATTTTCGAGAAGATGGCCGAGCAGGAAATTCTCAGCTTAAGGGTGAAAGACATCGACCCGAAAAAGTTCAGAACGGCGGCTGGGCTTCGGGCTAAAGAAGCCCGGCGTCTGCAAAAGCAGGGCGACATCAAAGGCGCAATTCGCGCTAAGCGTCAGGAACTATACCAAACATGCCTTGCAATAGAGGCGAAAAAAGCGGTCGAGGCGTGGAAGAAAGACGTTAAATTCTTTAACAAGCTTGTCGGTAAGAATCAGATCGAGGGGCTGTCTACAGATTACCTCGTTACGATCCAGCGCCTTTTGGAAAATATGGGAATTTCCACATCCCGTCAGCTCGGAGAAGGCCATCAGCTGAGCCTGAGAGAATTCTTGGAGTCTCTTTTTAACCAAGAAAAAACGGTTCCCCCGATTGATCCGAGCCTTGAACAGCGCTTGATCAACCATCGAATGATCTTTGCCAACAACAAGAAGCCTTTTGAGGAGATGAGCAGATCGCTTCAGAAAGAGGCGGCTCAGGCAGTCAGAGACCTTTACCGGGCAGGACGGAAAGAGCAGCAGATTTTGAATGGAGAACAGGCGCAGGAGCTCTCGAAAGTGGTTGGTGAGCTAAGCGGTGCGATTGTCCAAAACGCTCAATCCCGTGGTAGGGAAGGTGTACGGCACATGGAAGAGACTGGACCGTGGGTTCGCTTTAAAGAACAGCTTGAACGAATTGGCATGTCGCACGCAAGAATCCCTTCCCTTCTTGCCGCCATGGAAGGTACGAGGTTCGGCAAATTCTTTGACTACGTTATCTCACGAGCCGACTCTTGCGGGACTAAGGAAGTGCAGCTGAAAAACGAGTACGCAGTTAAACTCTTTGCCGCAACCAAAGTTCTCCAAACTAAGAGAAAAGATAGAGTTAAGCGGTACTTCAAATCCGTGGGTGCTTATCTTTCTCAGGAACAGGTGAGAGCGATTGCGCTGAACGCCGGCAACAAAGAAAACTTGCAGAGGCTGATCGACGGCTCAGAGAGCGCCCCTTGGTCCGCCGGAAAGAAGTGGACAAAGGAGCAGATCTTTGCCTTGATCGGGGAAGCGTTAAGCGCTGAGGAGCTTGCCGCAGTTCAAAAGGTGTGGGATGTTTTTAACGAGCTTTGGCCGCAGATTGCAGAGAAAGAGCGGCGTGTTTACGGAAGAGTTCCGGTAAGAGTTGAGCCTCAGGCTTTGACCGTCACTTTAGCTGATGGCCAAGAAGTTACTTTAAAGGGCGGTTACTATCCGATTCAGTACGACAAAAAGGCCTCCTTCCAGGCTCAAGATCAAAACGATATGCAGGCCGCCAAAGAGCTTATGGACGGTGCTCACTCAAGCCGAACCGCAAGAAGAGGATTTTTAGAGAAGCGCTTGGCCCACGTCTATGACCGTCCGCTTTCTCTAACCCTAAGAGCTGCTTTCGAAGGGCTTGACGCTGAAATTCATGAGCTCTGCTGGCAGGAGTGGTTGGCAGATACCAACAAAATTTTCCGGCAAAAGAAACTCAGAGAGACCATCCGAGACTATTGGGGCGTAGAGGCAGAGGGGGCTATCCGTAAATGGATTGAAGATATTGCGGCAGGGACTTCTTCTCAAAAATCGATGGGCGATGGAATAGCCGCACTTCTCAGAGCGAACGTATCTCTCGTTGGAATCGGGTTTAATTTGGTGACTGCGTTAATCCAGCCGATCGGCATGCTTCAAACCGTGACGATCTTGGGACCTCAATGGTCGGCAAAAGGAATCGGCGAATTCATGCTTAATCCCTATGGCAAGTGGAAGGAAGTCTGCGGCAAGAGTCAAGCAATGGCAGACAGAAGCAGAACTCGGTTTCGTGAGCTTACCGAAATCCAAGCTCTAGTAAGCGGGACGAACGGAGCGCTTAAGGATAAGTTTATGCGAAGCGCTTACCTGCCGATTGTATTTATGCAGGCACTGGTTGATGTTCCGACTTGGCTAGGGGCTTATAACAAGGCACTTTCTGAGGGGAACACGGAAGCTCGCGCAATTGCTATCGCAGACAGAACGGTCACGGATGCTCAAGGCGGAGGTCGTACGCAGGACTTATCCGGTATTGAACGAGGCGGAGAGTGGGCAAAACTTTTCACGGTTTTCTACACGTTCTTTAACACGGCTTTAAATATAGCCATGGTGACCGGACATACCCAGAAGGGCATGAAGCGGGCGCTCAATCTTCTTACGCTGCTGGCCTTCCAGCCGATCATTGAAACCTTTGTGAGAGAAGGGCTCAAGGCTACAGTAAGCGGTGGCGACGATGACGATTGGTTAAAGAAGACTTCTATCAAGGCCGGAGGCAGTGTAGTCAACTTTAACCTAGGTCTTCTTGTAGGCCTGCGAGAAGTGGCTGAGCTCGGCCAAGCGCTCTCAGAAGGCGAAGCTCCGCGGGGATACAGCGGCACGGGCGGCTTGCGCAAAGTGGTTGATCTTTATCGCTTGGGACAAGCTGTTTCCAAGGACAGCTGGGACGAGAATACCTTAAGGGCGGCAGTTACCGTGCTTGGGGAGTGGTCGCCGGTTCCGATTCCTGTGGTTCCGATCAATCGAGCAATCAGCGGAAAGAAAGCGATGGAGGAAGGAAAAACAGAAAATCCATTGGCTGTTTTCCTCGGATATTCAAGCTATTAGAGCTGTCTACATAACGACGAATTTCTGCCTGACAATAGCTGAAACTTCGGAGTTATAGTGTGACAATCTCAAAGGAACTAAGGGCTACAAGCATCCTGAAAGGAAATGGTGTCAGTACCGAATTTCCTTTCACCTTTAAAGTCTTTAACGCCCTCACAGACATTGCGGTTTTCCGTTCAGACAGTTCAGATAGTCTTTCAGAGGAGCAGGTAAGCAGAGACGCTTATGCTGTAACTCTGAATGCCGATCAAGAGAACCATCCTGGGGGAGTAGTGATTTTCGCCTCTCCTCCAGCCGCTAATAGCGTTTTCGTTATTCAATCGTCTATACCGGCTTTACAGGGAGTTTCACTGACCAACCACGATCGGTTTCTGCCAGATGTATTGAACGAAGTCCATGACAAACTGACTGCACTTGTACAGCAGCTTGCTTATCTGCTTGGGCGCTGTTTGGTCGTTCCATCAACCTTAGAAAAAACTCCGCAGGAGGTTCTCAATGAGGTGTTGGAAATCGCGGCGACTGCGAACGAATATGCTCAACAGGCCCAAGCTATTTATGACACGGTTAAAGGTGATGTTGCGGAGATCAAGGCGCTAAAGGACGAGATTGATGACCTAGTCCTAACATTTCAGACGATCGAGCAACTTGCGGCCCAGGCGCAGGCCAACGCTCACTCGACGAATGACGACAAGATCACGTGCCAGCAGACCCTTCAGCAGATTCAAGCAATCGCGGCGCAAACCGGATTCTCTACCCGGACAAGCCCGACGGTATCCGAGTCGGAGACTTTTCCGCTTTCTAATCTCACGCCTTCCGCCTACGCCAAGGTGGGAGACCTGGTACTTAATTCGACCAACGGTGACTTGTTCCGGATTACCGCGGTAACGGCAACCACTGCCACTGTCGGCGCAAAAGTCTCGAACCTTCGCGGCCCTCGCGGTGAGCGCGGTTTGCAGGGCAGTCCGGGACCCGCGGGCGAGCGCGGTGAAGCGGGGCCTATGGGCCAAAGCCCTTATGCGACTTGCTTCGGGCAGTTCCAAGTAAACGGAGAGGGAATGCTTCAGCTCGAATACGTAGGTCTTGCGCCTGCTGAATTTTCAATTAACGACAACGGGGAGGTAGAAGCTACCTATGCCAACACTTAATATCGGAAAGGTGCGTTACACGTGGAAAGGCACGTATAGCGCAACGACCGCATACAACATTCTTGACCGAGTGAAGGACGCCGATGGTTATGTCTATGAGGCGATTAAAGCCGCACCCGCGGGAACTGCCCTTACCAACGAAAGCTATTGGATAAAACTTTCCGTTCAAGGCCCGAGGGGTGATAAGGGGGAGACGGGGAATGACGGGCCGAAGGGTGATACGGGCGAGGCACCGACGGCCATTTTGTACACAGAGCAGAACAACCTGACAGACGCTCAGCGGGCGCAAGCTCGAACAAACATCGGCTGGGCCGCGGCGTTTGCCGCATCTTTTGCTTCGGCGATAGCTACTTGGGCGACCAGCACTTTGGGCTCAAAGATCGAGGCCTATCTCGTACCGATTTTGAAACAGCTCTGTCTCGATAACGGCGCCACTCAGGCCGAGATCGACGCCCTCGAAAACGAATCTGATTCATAAGGAGTAAACCCAATGGCATATATCGGAGAAACTATCGAGCTGATGTGCTCGGATGACTATAAAGATCGGATGTTGGCTGAATACCAACAGCTCGTAATCCGTAAGGATGCGCTAGAAAACCTGCTGACCAAATGGGAAAAGGGAGAACTCAATTTCACTCCCAAATGCCCGAAGGAAATGCTTGTGAAGCAGTTTGAACTCATGGAAGAGTACGCAGAAATCCTGCGGCAAAGAGGCGTTATTGAAGGTGTCGATCTTTATGTAGGGGAATGAGTATGACAACTCTTGCAGAGATTAAACAGCAATACCTAACCAAGGCCCTGTCTAAGCCCGTGGCGAAGTACGGCGTGAAGATGGGCAACGGTCGCATCACGAGCCTATCGGATGCTCAAGGTTTTTGGGTTGAGCCGTGCTCCGTTGAGCTTATTGCACTGGTTGACAAGAAGTATCTGAAAGGTGACAAGGTTCAAGAGGAAATTCCAATAGAGCCGTTAAACAGGCCCGAGGGTTTCCAGTACGGACTTGACCTGTACACATTCACAACGCCCGATCTGAAAGCCGACAACCTCAAGGTCGAAGTTTTAGAGCGCCCTTTGATCGGTAAAGCCAAAGTCAAGTTCAAATCCGGTCAGCAGTTTGCGGTCAAATCTCAGTTGATTACGGACGAGCTTTATCAGAGCTCTGATGGGAAATATTACACACAGGCAGACCTTCCGGAAAACTCTGATGACTTCTGCAAAGAGCGTTATGCCAACGAGATAAAAGCGGAAAGAAACGCCCGTATCTCAGACACAGATGACTATGTGAAACTGCCTGACATCACCGTTGCACGGTCAGCAGGAGCCAAACGTTCAGCTTTGGAAGACGCTGACAGAACGGCCCTTGAGACCTATCGCCAAGCCTTGAGAGATTTAACAGAGGCGCAGGGTTTCCCGTTCGTCCAGTGGCCTGAGTTTCCCGCGGCTTTGGCTTACGAGCTACAGCAGAAAGTCAACGCAAGACAAAACATGAGAGGAGGTTTCTAAATGAGCCTTATTAAAAAACTTATTCAACGGCTACTCGATAGCCGAACGACGCCTGATGAGGCGGCTAATTGCGCAATGCCTGAAGGTAGTAAGCAGGACATTACGCCCAGCATTATGTCCGAATCTATAGCTTGGCAGCGTATGCACAACGGGGTCGCTGTTGATAACGGATACATACAAGCGGAGGGCCGAGGTGCTACTGCCGGGAAATCTCAGCTTATGATCGGTCAAGACCCCAATGACTTCAGATCATTTTCCAACACATTCGAGGCGACGGGCTTAAATGTTTGTTTCGCTCCCGTTAAAAAAGGACAAGTTTATTATGTTTACGGCTCCAACTTAACTGATCTTGCAATCTATTTCTTTAAGAGTGTAGGCAACAGTGCAATTGTCGGGGGGGGGTATAATCATTTTGTTCGGAGGGCTCTGTCATGCTTAAGAGCCTTATCCAATTATTTGCCGAGAAGTTTCTGCAAAGCAAGAAGTCATGGGTTTCAGAACAATCAGCTCCTATCACCCACCAGGGCATTAATATCCCTTGCACAAGCACCACGGATTTCTTTAGTTACATCGCTCCGTGCAACGGCTGGGCAACTTCTCGATGCAACTCAAATACAGTCTCAGCTCTTGAAATCCAAGTCGAGAACGGGCAGATGGCACTTGCTTCCGTACTTAACGGAAACACTGCGGGAGCTGGAATCTGTTGTTATGTTAAAAAAGGGACACAGATTAAGTTCTTGTGCCGTGGCGGAAGTACAACCGATTATTCTCTTTGGTTCTACAAAGCAAGTTCAGACTTTTAATCCTTTGACAGGAGGTGCGTCATGCTGAAATCGCTCCTCCAGTTATTACTGAATACCCGAACAACAAAAACCGAAGCCGCGCATTTTGCCCAACCTGCCTGGGGAGCTTCTCCAATAGTGATGACAGGAACCGACGTTAATGACGATTGGGGCTCTATCTATCAGGGCGTAATGCCTAACGACGGCGTTCTTGTTGTCTCATTTACCGGAACGAATGAATCCAGCTATGCGGCTGGTCCCGGGGCTCAGTCGCTAGTTCCGTGGGCTAATGGCGGCGGCAAGTTTAGTATGCCCGTTACAAAGGGTAGTTATGTCAGCCTTGGCGGAAACCATGTTAAGGATGTCGAACTACGGCTTTATCCGCTAGCTGCTTCCACCTAACCACTCCGCCCCTCACTTCGAGGGGCTTTTCGTTAGGTGTGCGCATTGAAAGAAAACACACTCATAACATGTCTAAAAAGGAAATAGACATGGAAACAGATTTCAGCCTCAGCGAGTTTGCGTCAAGTATCAGTTGACGCCTACGGGATGTTTGACAATGAGCCTGACAACCACTGTCTACATGACTCTGAAACGGGGACTGATAATCGGCAAAAGAACACGTCAAGGAGCAAATGAATTGCCATGATTAAACACACTGACTTAATCAACACTCTCATCGCCTGTGTCGGAGGTCTCGGCCTGATTGCTGGACTCCTCCGATACGTCGATGACTGGAGAGAAAAACGAAAGGAGCGGCCGATCGAATTCTCGGTATTGGAGGCAATTTGGGAGGCTTTGTCCGGCGGGGTCACTGCCATCGGCGTTTTTTGGATTCTTGAAGGGTACGGCGTTAATGAGCTTGCGGCCGTGGGCTTGTCTTTTATGTCGGCCTATCTCGGCGTCCGGATCATCGCTTATTACATCAAAAAATTTTTAGACAATAGGCTAGGAGCTAAATCATGAGTGTCTTTTTAAATGAATGGGCGATACGCCTATGCAGGTCAGCGGCTATCGCCATCGCAATCTGCTTCGGCTTCCTTCTAGGGTGGTATTACTGCGAGCGCAACGTGATATTTGACGATATCAAACGAGGAATATGGGCTAACGAGCAAGCCATTCAGAACAATACAAAACTCATTCACGAACTCTATAAGAAGCACGAGGAGGCGGAGCATAAATGAGAAAACAAAATTTAATGCTGTTTCCACCTGAGATCGCCGCCGAGTTTGTAGCTGAACAAGAAGGGTTTAAACCAATGGCCTACAAGTGCCCCACGGGCCATTGGACGATCGGATTCGGCCATGCCCGGAATGTTCACGAGGGCGACATCGTCACTCGGAGAGAAGCCTACGACCTTTTAGATCGAGACCTCCAACGCACCCAGGAGGAGCTTGCAACGCTTATCCATATCGACATCAACGAGAACCAGTTCATTGCCCTAATGAGCTTTGTCTACAACTTCGGCCTGACGAAGTGCCGGACCTACAGGTTATTCGGAATGATTAACCGAGGCGAGTGGGAGAACGTGCGGACGTGGTGGCCGAAGTATTGCAACCCGGATGATCCGGTGGTCACGAAAGGCCTGAGAGATCGAAGGATGAGAGAATTGGATTTATTCTTTTCTTGAAAATTAAAACCGCTCGGTGCGGGAACACTGAGCGGCCTTTAACAATCTTTATGGAGCTTACCCATGAACGAAATTATAACAGTTATAGGCGCCGTTATCGTCGGCTTTGTGGGGGTCTTAGCACCGATGTTGAATAGGGATTTACGACAAAACCGAATGACGGTACTAGAGCTTTTTATCGGTTATGCAGTGGCCGTATTGACCGTAATAGTGCTCGTGTTTGTGCTTCTTCGCGGCTGGTATTTATTTGCAATAGAGTTTGGTTATCCAATATTTCCGACATGGCCAAGAAGAACGACATTCGATTGGCTGCTTGACGCAGTTGCAACCACTGTCTCAGTTGCTGTCTATGCCTGCCTTTACGTCCACGAATTCTACGCAAGAACAAACGACTGTAAGTATCTAAGCTCTGAGGCCCGGCATAAGAAATGGACGACGGTAGCGTGGGCCTACGGTGCGGTCGCGTTAATCAGCTTCCTTTACCAACTCTTTAAATATTATCCAAACCCATGGTAAGAATTATCGCGACCGTCCTTGTGGTCGTTTCCGCATACTTCTACGGCTTCCATCAGGGGCAGAACAAGGAGGAACTCAAAAATGCCCGTACTCAAATATCAGCGCTCGAGAGAACGATTGAGGAATTCAAAGTCAAGCAGACGAGCGACGCAGTTGCTTTATCTGAGCTTAGGCTTGCTGAGTCTGCTTCTCGTGATGAGCTTGACCGGATGCGCAGCCAGCTCGCAGACATTGAGAGAATGTCCAAAACCAACACCGATCGGGAACGTAATAGATGTCTCCGCTTGGCAGTCAGATACAAAGAGGTTGTCGACCGAGCTGACAGAGCTATTAAATTCTGCGCAGAAAACCACAAGTAA